AGCAGCACACCCAGCCCGAACCCGATCAACCCTACGGCAAAATAAGCAGCTTCCATAATCCCATGATCGCCAAACCCAAAAATAAAGCTGAAATCAGCACCCCCAGCACGATAATTGCCGTCAAAGCTCTGTCCCGCAGCCATTTCATCGTGCACCCTCCAAAATTTATTGCAAAATGCCCCTGCATCCCGTCAACTCCTATTCGCGCAATAGTATTAGAACTATTGCTACTAAATCAGCCCCAAAAGCTCCCCAACCTTCCCCCACGTCGTATCCCCTCTACCCTCGATCTCGTGCAGGTAGATCTGCGTTATTTGGACCTGCGAGTGTGCAAGAAATTTTGAAATAGCGTATATGTCCATCCCGCTTTCTTTCCTCAGCATCGCCGCCGTGTGCCTCAAACTGTGGACGTGTATTCGAGTTGGATCCAGACCAGCCAGGCGAGCGCGCCGCTTCAGGATCCGCCCCACTTCTCCCGAGCTGATCGGCGCTATCCCGAACTTCCAATCCTTCACGTTCGGCAGCCTGCGAGCCCGCTCGCTCAGCGCCGTGAAGATATAATCCTGGTCCTGAATGGATTCCAACCTACCCGCCGCCGCCAGGTATGCCTTGATCGCCTCCCATGCCGTCCTTGGGCATTCGTACAGCTTATTCCGTTTACCCTTGCCGCTCCACCGGTACCATATCCCCCCGTCCCTCTCCTCGAAGTCCCCCCAGCGCAGGTTCCTCACCTCGCTGTTCCTGCGCCCGGTCGCCAGGTAGAACAGGATCAACGCATAATCCCGCTTCCCTCTCACCGAATCCTGTGGGATCGCCTCCAGCAGCGCCCGGGCTTCCTCTGCGTTCAGATAGTAAGCATTCTCGTACACCGCCGACCGCAAGCGCAGCCCACGTCCCACAGCCGGGTTAGAATCATGCAGCGTCTTCCGCTCCCCGTCCGGCGCCACGATCTCGTACTCCTCCATCGCGTAATAAAAGAATGCTTTTACGGCATTCACCCGGCAATTGATCGTCTTTGCCGCCAGGCCCTGGGCTTGCATCTGGATCACCCAGTGAGCCATGTCTGTCCTGCTCACCTCCCACGCCGGCTTTGCCACGAACTGCGTGAACAGCCCCCACGCTTTCCTGTATGCCTTTTGCGTGTTGGCGCTCTGCCGGCTGGAGATCCACAGCTCGAACGCATCCTCCCACAGCTCCAGGCGAGTTTCGACTGCCATTGAGAAGCGAGCTTCGACTGCCATTGAGAAGCGCTCTTCGTCGATTTCACTCATCAAAAAAAGACTCCCAGGGGATCCGTGCTATCCTGTAATTAGTGGGCGTTCTTCCACAGACCATCCAGGAAAAGCGCCGCCATCGCAATCAGGAAAATAACGATGCCCGTCGTAATATCCATCTCACAATCCCTCCATACTTGGCGCTTGATACTTGACACTTGGTACTACTTCCCATCCCCCCGTCCTGGCCAGGCGATAGAACAGGCGCTTCCCATAGCACGTCGCCTCCCGCTCGCTCTCCAGGTGGCGCTTCGTCAGCCTGTACCCATCCTCCACCCCGATGATCGCCCGGAACGACCGCGTCCCGTCCCAGTGGTGGCTGTAACACGTCCCGATCAGCTTGATCGTCATTTGATCACCTCCCTGTACTCATCGCTCTCCGGATCCTGCATCGCCGCCGCCCTGCACAGCGCCGCAGCTCCCACCATCGCCAGCGTTGTCAGCAAGATCCCGATAATTCCACCGATGCACACATACCCGATGATGCTCATCTCGCCCTCACGCAACAGAGACAAAAAAAGCCCCCCACGTTATTCAGTGGTAGAGCTTTCTCGTGCTTCTTCCAGGACTTGCTGGCCGCTCTCCGTGATCCGCACCCGCTGCCTGGCGATATATGCTTCCCAGGCCTGGTTGATCAGGTGTCGCACCGTCGCAGCCGCGGATCGATCTTCTATCACAGCCAAGGTGTTCAACCGCTTATCGGTCTCCGGATCGATCCGCATATTCCATAATCGTGTTCTATCGCTCATCCGACCTCCTTATTCAATTCTTATAAATTATAATAGCTTATTATTATTTGTCAAGAGTTATTATATATATTGCAAAGATGTGAGTACAATGTACCCAATGACTGCCTTCTCGGATTGGCTTCAATTGAAATTTGAAGAATGGGAGAAATCGAAAGGTCGCCGCCGGCAGTCTTACACCGCCTTCGCACGCCACCTTGGAGTAACTCAGCCATCATTAGCTCACTGGATGATGGGCGATAACCTTCCTGACGCCGAAAGCGTAGTGATTCATTTCTTCTTCTTTTTCTTCTTCTTCTTCGGCTTTGCCTTCGCCGGCGCCGCCACCTTCACGTACTCCTGGTACGCCGCCAGCTGCGCGCTCTCCGAGAAGTCCAGCGCCTGCCAGCTCAATCCGCTGTTCACCCCCACGCTCACTTCCTCCACGATCAGGTCCCTCACATCGGCCAGGTAGCTGCCTTGCTCCTGGTAGCTCATCGTGTAGTCCATGTCCCGGAATACCCCCGGCTGCACGAACCACGGGTTGAGCGCTTCCGCCGCTTCCAGCCGGCTGCTCAGCATGCCCTTCACGATGTAGTAGTTCGGTTCGGTTGGGATCTGCTCGTAATAAAAATATCTGTCTCCCCTGACATATGCCCGGTATAAGGCCCCCCCGGCGTCGCCCATCTTCACCAGCCGTTTCAGCATCAGGTCCCAACAGCGCTCGTAGCCCTCGACCGTGCGTGTGATCGTGGTCGTGTTGTTCCAGATATTTCCCGGCGTCAGGAATGTGGCGCAGTCGTTCGTCAGGATGTCCACCATCCAGTCGTGGATCGTGTCCGTGGCGTCGTCGTCGGTGGTGGTGTGCCGCCAGTTGGCGGTGAAGATGTACCCGCATACCGTCACGTCCAGGCTGGCGATCCCCTCTCCCCCCGATGCCTGCGGCCGGGACCACGGCCAGGCGTGCTCCGCCAGGTAAGTCGCCGATCCAGCCGCCGCCAGCGCGCTGCCCGTCTTGGCCGCGTCTTCGATCGCTTCCCGCCGCCCGTAGCGGTCGATGCTCGCCTGCACCAGGCTGGCAGATGTGATGTGGTCTGTGCCGTCGTTCCACTTGGTCCGCACGTGGTTGTACATCTGGTCCAGCGAGCGCGTGCGGCTGGCGTTGTGGGTGTTCAGCGTCATCTCGTAGAGCATCCCCCGCCAGCTCACTACTCCCTGTACGCTCTCCTCCAGGTGATATCCCAGCCAGTTATAGAAATAATCCGTCAGCGTCGCCTCGTCGGCGTAGATGCGGAATGTCCCCTGCCAGTCCCCCCCCTGCAGCCTGACCTTGCGCTGCCAGGCCTGCGCTTCCTTCGTCAAATCCTTGACGAAGTTCTTCCCCAGCAGCACCGGCGTGAACAGCAGCAGGCTGGGCTGGTACTCCGGCCCGGGGATCGCTATCTCCCGCCCCCAGTCCCACTGTACCCTGCCCCTGTCAACCGCTGGTATGCCTACCGGTGTCGTGAACATCAGGTAATATATCCTAGAACTCGATTAACAATATCTAGCCCAATATCAATATCATCCCCTAAGTCGTGCGCCGTCTCCCTTTCCCCTGCCACGACGATAAACCCACCGTCATGCGGCCATTCCCAATTAATGGCCGTTATCTCTAATCCGCCAGACCAATCGCCGTGCATTGCATTAATCCGCCCATCTTCATAAACATATACTGTCTCTGTATCACTGGCCCCCAGGTTGCATTTATATAGTTTCAATAAATGATCTGCCGGGATTAAGATTATTTCATCCAGCTTAAAGCTGGTCGTCGTACCGCTGATCTGTTGCAAATATAAGGACATGCAGACATTCGCCAATAAGCTGCTATCTATATTGAACCTTCCGAAATGTGGGATGGTTATCTTTCCCAGTTCGACCAACCGCCAGCCTGTATTGCTAACGTACACGATCTCGTTCAGCTTTTCGTAATTTTGTGTGGCTGACGAAGATCCCTGTCCCGTCCGGAGCTGCACACCCACCGTGCCCGCATCAACTTTCATTCTTCCTAATACGAACCAGTTCCCCAAATAGGAATAACAGCGTTCGGCAGTCGGCTCGTGGTTGGCCAGTTTGCTCCACCACACTTTCGTCAGACTGGATGGTACACTTGTTACCTGTAGGCAGTTGGAGCTCGTCCCAGCCGGGCTGGCAGTCGCATCGTTCACAAAGCTCCCGGCTACTGCTGTTCCCACCTCAGCCTCCCAGCTTGCATCGAAATAGGAATTTACCCATGAATATGTGTTGCTTCCCAAATAACGCTGGATCCCGAGCCACAGCCGGTATAGTGCAGTCGCCGGTCCACTGAAAAAATTTGAGATTGCTATTCTGCTATTCAGCGATCCATATAACACGCCTCCTGGATTCACGGCGATTTTTCCACCAGTACAGTTCACATTGGAGCTATTAATGTAAAAACTATGATTCCTTTCGTTCCAGCTTTCATCTCGCAAAAAACCGATCTGATATATCATGTGCCCCCGTCCCAGTAGCGGCGTCATGGCTGATCCATTCACTGGCGCCGCATCGAATTGATATATCACCGCTTGTTTTATGTTTTCGCCATTGCTATAGACTCTAAACATAGCTCCATTGTTCAGGTTTGGATCGGCGAAATAATTGATAACACGCTGCTGAATACTCAACAGCGTTTCGACGTTCGTGCGTAGCGTGGCATCCGTCCCGGTCAGCCCGATCTGGAACGTCTCCATTACCGTCCCGTCTCCTACCACCGTCGTGCGCCACGTGTCCAGCAGCAAAAAGATCGTGCTCTGCCGTAGATCCAACAGTGTACTTTCACCCATAGTAATAAATGCCATTCCATCCGCCATGTTTCCTCTCTCTCAGTTCCTCAGCCCTTTTCATCTTCTCAGTGATTCAGGTCGTCACCCCATGCTTGCATTTAATCTGCTCAGCCTGCTATTCATCAGCATCGCCAGGCTCAGCGCCGCCGCCTGCTGGTTGTAGTTGTTGATCTCGATATACGTATCCCCACCGCCGCCCGGTTCGCTCTTGCCCGGCGGTGTGACCGTCACGTGCTCGCCCGAGGAGGTCCATACCGGGAAGGTGTCGTTCGGAAAGCCGGGCGGGATGTACGTATCCAGGCCGTGCTGCCCGCCGTAGCCCTGGCCGGTCTGGTTTTTGTATGTTTTAGTCGTTTGCATCAATACTTTAATCGTGATCGTCTTGCTTTTCAGCTTTTCAATTTCCGACCTGAGATCGTAGGCTTTTTGAATGGCAGTTTGAGTGTTAGAAGCTAAATCTTTCATCCCGCTTTTCAATGTATCAATTGCCGGAAAGGCTGTTGTTGTTATCCCTCTGGCTAATTCATCGCCCTTCTTTTTATATTCTGCCTCCGAGATAGCGCCGGCCTCGAACGACAAGGTCAATATATCAATTTGCCGTTGCATTTCGAGTTCTTTGGCGGTCGTCTCGCCTGACTTTATTCTCAGCTCATCAAGCAGCCTATTTTTTTCGAAAAGCGGAACATTTGACTTTGCCAGGGCAGCGGCTAACTCTCCATATATCCCAGGCGCCTTTTCGTTCAGCGAATTGACCGATGCCTGCAGCTCTTTGGATTTCCGTAACTCCGTATTGACCATGCTCTGGGCTGCTGCCAGGTTCTCTTCAGCCTCCCTCATCCCGTCTGTAAGAGAGATCGACGTTGGGTGTAATCCCGCCCGGATCTGCTCAACTTCCAGGGTGCCCGACAACGAATAATTGTATTCGTCTACCTTTCCCTTCAGCCATTCGATGGCATTCGCATCCTCGTAGCTGCTGAAGGCGATCTTGTCTACCTGCTCCGCCAGCTCGGCGTGCGTGATGATCCCTTGCTGCTCCGCTTCTCTTAGTAGCGTCTGCGCCTCCATCGATGTCGTCAGCGCATCCGCCATCCCCGCCAGCCCGACGTTCGAATCCCTTACTGCCGGCAGCAGCCCCTTCCCGATCACTTCCTTCAGGTTGCCCAGCGAGTTCTTTAACGAATCGCTGCCCGCCCCCGCTTCGTGCATCGCTGCCGCCGTCCCCCCGAACTCGGTCTGCAGCTCGCCCAGGATGATCTTCTGCGCTTCGTATTCCTTCCCCGATTCCACCAGGCTTTTGATCAGGTCCTGCTGCTGGTCGGTGAGCTGCACGCCCACCCTTCGCAGCGCTCCCGCCCCTTCGATCGGGTCGTTCAGCGCCTTACCGACCTGTACGATACTGCTTTGTAAATCTTGCCCCATCGCCGCGCTCATATCCAGCGCCGCTTGCATCGCCTGCGGGAATATGTCCTCGCCCACCTTCGTGAACGTCAGCATCACCGCGCTCTGCTTCACGATCAGGTCGTCTTCTATCCCCGTCAGCCCGGATAGCTCGTCCGCCAGGTCGTTCACATCCCCCGCCGTCACCCCCGCCGCCCCACCCGTGCTCCTGATCACCGCCTCGAGCTGCGCCTGCGCCTTGGCTGCCGCTTCCGCTTCCGCCACGCTGCTCTTCATGAAACTGACCAGTGCGTATCCCGCGCTCACCAGAGCTCCGCCCGCCAGGAAACCCTTCACCGCCGTGCTGATCCCGCTGAACGCCCCCTTGATGCCCTTGGCGCCCTCGTCGATCGCTCCGGCGTCCTTCTTGAAATCCTTCGCCACCTTCGAAGCCCCGCTCATGTCCTTGATGAAATCGGACGTGTCCGCCGCCAGCTTCGCGATCATGTTCCCAATTACAAACTCACCGGCCATAACAAACCTCGCTCTCAGCTATTAGCTTTAAGCTGTCAGCTTTAAAAATCTGTGTAAATCTGCGAAATCTGCGGATCACGCTCTTGCTCTTTTTAATCGTTCCATCAGCTCTCTTCCGATCACCACCTTCACCTTCTCCTCGCTCGCATCGAATCCGGGTCGCATAAATGGGTCCGCCGCCATCCCCGGGTGGTTCATCACCCGCTCCCGCAAGTTTCCTCCAACCAGCAGCAGCGCCTCTGCCAGGCTGGCCTCGATCTCGTGCGGTCCCGCCCCCGTCTCGAAGAAACGGTAGAACCAATGGTCCCTGTCCGGACCTACGCTCACTCCCGCGTAGCCGCGCTTGATGCTGCGCATGTCCGGGACCATGATAATGTTCGGCCCTGGCGCCCGGCTCTCGATCTCCGCCTCCAGCACCTTTCCCCCTTCCAGCACCGCCTCCATCACCGCCGCCCCCGCTGCGATATCGCTCAGCTTCTGGAGCATCGCAATCAGCTCGTCCGCCCCCTCGAGCACGAACGAGCTGGAGCTCTTCATGTACGTAACCGCTTTTTTTGCCATCAATCTCCCGTAGGGGCGGGTCGCGACCCGCCCTTACTATACCTCTCTGCCCACATCTTCACCTTCCGCCACACCTCCTCCGGCCGTGCCCCGCCGCTCTCCGCGGGGGTCGGCTCTTCTCCCCCTCTCCCTGTGGGAGAGGGGTCAGGGGTGAGGGCTCCATACCTCGGCATAAACTCCCCCGCCTCATACGGCTTCGGCCTCTTCTTCCCATCCCGGTACACGTTGGCGATCAGGCTGGCCACGATCCCGGCGCTCACCTCCGCCCGGTATCCCAGGCTCACCGGCTCCACCTGGTCGAACGCCATCCACTCCGCCATCACGCCCGCCGGCATGCGGCTCAGCAGCCCGTCCACGTCCCACACCCCCAGCGCCAGGCTCAGCCGGTAGGCGAATCTCCGCCAGGGGTCTCTGGAAAATTTTCACGGAGCTGCTCCACATCTCCCGCTGTCGCCCTGGAGAGCCGCATGCCCGCCTCGCTGATCGCCGTCAGGGTCTTCAGCCGCTTGCTGATCAGCAGATCGAGATCCGCCTGGTTCTCCATGTCGAACAGCGGCTCGCCTTTCTCGTCCACCAGGAACGCCGCGCACATGATTGCCTGGGTTGTGACCGTATCTTTCCCATCCGATAGCGCCGCCAGCCTGCCCCACGTGTGCGCGTCCATCGCCCGCACGCGCACCCTCCCGCCGAACGCCTCCACCTCTTCCACCGGCCGGTCGTCCGCAGCAAGGATAGCGTCACGACCTAAAATAGCTTTAGTCATCGTCCGCCCTCTCAACTTGAATAGCTATATGCCGTAAGCTCTTAGCTCTTAGCTTTAAGCTGATAGCTGATAGCTGATAGCTGATAGCTTTACGTTATCGTCGGCGCCCCGGTCGGTTGGATCGTCACGTTGCACTTGAACCCGTCTTTCACCTTCGACACGCGCCCCACCTTCTGGATGTGGGCGCTGAAGGCAATGATCTCCTGGCCTGCCGGGTCTTCGATGCTCATGCTCACTGCCGCCGTCGCATCGAAGGCCGTCAGCACTGCCTGGTGCGTCGCCTCCAGGTCGTCCCAGCCCAGCACCGCTGTGAAGGCGTTTAGCGCCCTCACGCCCGAGTCGATCCAGGTCGTATACCCGCTCGCCGCCGATGCCGGGTGCGCCGTCATATCCGCCAGGAACTTCTCCGTCTCCGGGAAATCCACGTCCAGCAGGTTTGTCACTGCCGTCAGCGTCGTGCTGATCATGATCTTCAACACCACTCCAAATCCACCTTGCTCAGCCATCTTTATTCTCCTTTTCTTTTATCTTTCCCTCTCCCCTTCCCTTTAGGGAAGGGGCCGGGGGTTAGGTTAAGCCCTATACATGATTCCCACGTCCACCCTGGTCGTATACACACCTCCTACAGCTCCCCACCCGTCGAACTCATTCAGCACCTCCCCGCTTTCCACCGTCACATCCCCCATCAGCCCCTTATACCCTCGCACCGCGGAACCTATCATCCTCGCCAGCTCCTTCGCCGCCTCGAACGTGTTCCCCTGGCAGGTGAGCTGCACGCGCGCCGTCTTGAGCTTGCTCAGACCGTCGTGGTCCATGATCTCCGTCTGGCTGATCACCTGGTACGCCGCCGCCGGCCTGCTCACCTCTTGCGGGATCGTCATCGGGTAGATCCTGGTCTCCACCAGGTTGTACACTTCCGCTTTGGTCGTCAGGTACTCATACAGCCCTTCCTCGATGTTGCTCATGGTCGTCGATACCTCCTCTACCAGCCACACGCCATAGGACGGGAACGGCTCGCTCGGCCACGCGATCGGGCTGTCGTATCCCGTTGGGCTTCTCAGGCTCCAGTCCGCTGCCAGCAGGCTGATCGTCAGGTTCGGGCTGTCCGCGTCATACGTGAACTCCACGTACTCGCTCATGTTCAGGCAGTTGTAGTAACGGCAGGTCGCCCCGTTCTCCAGCCCCAGGGGTGTCAGGTTTACAGTCACGCTGCTCGCCCCCAGGAAGTTCATCGCTACCACAAACCCTCTGCCTGCCGTGCTAGCCGGGATCGCTGCGACTGTGTTGCTGGTGGGCAGCCCCGAATTGTGCGTGGTGGCTGCGTCGAACCCGCTAGATGCTTGCCAAGTGGCGTAGTTCGATGCCACGCCGTTGTATTGGAATGCCGCCGATCCCGCTGGATTTCCCCAGTACACATTTTGGTTCCATATCACCGTTCCCGGGGTGTTGTTGGGCATGTAGTCGCCGATCTCCTTGCTGCCTCCTGAGTTGTTCACAGCCAGGTTGGATAATAAGTTGACGTTCTTGAAGCCGCGGCAATACAGCACGTATACCCCCACCGCGTCCCACACCGTGTTGTGCTGCAACGTGATCGCTGAGGGATTGGCGTTGCTCGTGTCGATGCTGGCCTGGATCGCTGCCCGGTTGCCCATCACGTAGTTGTATGTCACCACGTTGCCGCTATTATCGTAGCTCGGCGCTCCGATCAGGATCTTGCCGTGCATCACTACATTGTGGTCGAGGGTGTAATCCCGCACGTCGGCTGCCGTGCCGTAAAAATGGAGGTTGTAAGCCTGGCTGGCGTAGGTCGATTGGAACGAATATAAGAACACGTTATTTTTGATGCTCACCGCTCCGCCGCCGTGGTTGTGAGCGTATAGGTTGTAGCCGGCGTTGTAGCCCAGCGCCGCGGAATAAAACCCGTTCCACCCAACCACGCACCCGTCCATCTCGAACCCTGCCGCCTCCATCGGGTATATATTCTCGCAGTCGTGGATGTAGCAATCGTAGATCTTGATCCCCGCCGCTGTGATGTAGATCGCCGGGTAGTCCACGTTGGCCTGCGCTGCAAAACTCCTGGTTGTGGGCGTGGGTGCTATCTCGATCCCCTGGATCGTGATGTAGCTGCAGTTCCCGCTCGTGAAATGCACCCCGCCATTGATCCTTACCGTTTCCCGTAGATAATTCTTGAACGTGATCTGGCTGCCGCTCGCTCCAGATACCTTGAACGTGTACACGCCCTTCCCGGCGACCGCCGCCGTGCCGTCCATATAGGTTACAGCCGTTTCACCCTTCACCAGCGGCGTGTACGTCCCCGCCCTCAGCAGCACCTTATCCCCCGCCGCCACCGGGCTTCCCGCCGCAATTAACGACTCCAGCGTGCGCGGGTCGCTGGAACTCCCCAGCCCCGTCGCACTGCCTGTCGTCGCTACAACCCAGATCCGAGCCATCCGTTACCTCACCCTCTCCGCCCGCTCGTCCATCCCGGCCTCTTCCTCGATGTGTCCACCGGTCTGCTCCTGCTGCTCTCTTCTTCTCTCTTGACCTTCCTTGCTACCCCTCCTCCACTTCCATACATGATCATCAGTATCCCCGCCAGGATGCCCCGGTAGCTTCCTGCCACCTGCTGGCGGTCGCCCTGCGTGTGCGTTCCGGGCGTGGGCAGCACCAGGTGCGCATCGATCCCGGATGCCATAAGGCTCGCCCGCTTATCTCTCGTGTCAATTGCCACTATGCCCACTCCCCGCGTACGAAGGTCGTCCCGTCATCGCTCACCGCTGCGCTGGCAATGTCCGCCCCGTCCGCGTCGTTCCTCAGGCTCTCCACCGCGCTGGTCGCCGTGCGCTTGTTCCTCGCCAGTGCAAACACGAAGGCCAATTTATCGCCGTAGCCGGCATTTGCCGCCGGCACGCCTGCGATCTCCGCTTCAGCCGTGTCCCATACCTGCGAATACAGGTCGCTCAGCGAGCTGGCGCCCACCGTCACGCCGGCTGCCAGGTTGGAGTACACGTCGCTCAGCACCCCGCTCATCCCCGCTAAATAAGATCGTAGATCGCTGGTCAGGTCGCTCAGCTGCGAGTTGGTCGCCACTGCTTTCGGCACACGAGACTGAAAGTCGCTCTGAACATCTGATAATAATGAGTAGATGTCCGATACTCTCGACTGGTTTAGCAGCACCCGGCTGTTCGTCTGCTGGGCTGCGCTCAAGATGTCGCTCAGGTCAGAAGCCAACACCGCCTGCACCCGGCTGGCGATGTCCGAGATGTCGCTCGCTCCCAGCGTAAAGGCTACCGCTGCAATCGCACTGCGCAGGTCGCTCATGTCGCTGGCATTCAGCGGCACACCCGCTGCAAACTGGCTGTCCAGCGCACTCTGCACGTCGCTGATCACACTGGCGTTCAGGTCGAGTTGGCTTTCCACATCGCTCACCATCGACCGCACCACCAGCACCCGGGAATTTCCCTGCTGCGCTGCGCTCAGGATGTCTGAAATATCGCTGGCCAGGATCGCCTTGACCGCCGAGGCGATGTCGCTGATGTCGCTGGCTGTGACCGTTGTCACTGCCGCAGCCACTGCCGAGGCAATGTCGCTGATATCCGATGCCGTCAGCGTTACGGATACCGCCCCGATCTTGCTCCCCAGGTCGCTGTTCATGTCGCTCAGGAAGCCGCTGTTCCATACGAACTGCGAGTCCAGCGCGCTCTCTATATCCGACACGTTTGACTGGATCAGCACGATCCTGGAGGAGACTGCTGCCCCGATCGCCGTCGCCCATACCCGGCTGGCGATATCGCTCATGTCCGACGCGCTCACGCTGGCCGTCACTCCGGCAATCGCACTCCTCAGGTCGCTCAGGTCGCTGGCCGTCAGTGGGTGACCGGCTGCAAACTGGCTGTCCAGCGCGCTCAGTACGTCGCTGATCATGCTGGCGTTCAGGTCGAGCTGACTGTCCACGTCGCTCACCAGAGATTGCACCACCAGCGCCCGGCTGTTCCCCTGCTGCGCCGCGCTCAGGATGTCCGAGATGTCGCTGGCCAGGATCAGCTTGACCGCGCTGGCAATGTCCGAGATGTCGCTCGCCCCGATGCTGGCCGTCACCCCTGCGATCGCCGATCTCAAATCGCTCAGATCGCTGGCGTTCAGTGGGTGACCGGCCGTGAACTGGCTGGTCAGGGCGCTGTCCACGTCCGATACTAACGACTGGATCAACAGGATCCGGCTATCGACCCGCACCCCTGCTGCCGTCGCCCATACCCGGCTGGCGATATCGCTCATGTCCGAGGCGCTCACGCTGGCCGTCACTCCGGCAATCGCACTCCTCAGGTCGCTCAGGTCCGAGGCGTTCAGCGGGTGACCGGCTGCAAACTGGCTGTCCAGCGCGCTCAGTACATCGCTGATCATGCTGGCGTTCAGGTCGAGCTGGCTCTCCACGTCGCTCACGTTCGACTGGATCAACGCAATCCGGGAAGATACCGCTGCCCCGATCACTGTCGCCCATACCCGGCTGGCAATGTCGCTCATGTCCGAGGCGTTCAGCGGGTGGCCCGCCGTGAACTGGCTGGTCAAGGCGCTGTCCACGTCGCTCAGCATGCCGCTCATCCCCAGTAGGTAAGATAATAGATTGCTGTTCACATCACTCAGCAAGGACTGCGACGCTACAGCCTTCGGCACCCGGCTCTGGAAATCCGACATCAGATCGGATAGCAGCGAATAGGCATCCGACGGGTCGATTTCCTGCGGCTGGAAGATCAGGATCTGGTCGGCGCAGGATGGGTGCGAATAGCGGATAATCAGGTAGTCATAATTACATTCCGCCGCCTTCAATGTCTGCTGGAAGATGCCCGAGTGTACCAGCGTCACTGCTTTCGAGATCGTCCCCGATGTGAACGCATCGCTCACCCCGTGATTGACCCCAAAGAATTTCTTGGTCGCCGCCGAGTTGAAATCGCTGGCCGTGATCCCGCTCTCGATTGTGGCAAAGTCCGTCTTGTCCACCATCGGGAACATGATCTGGTTCATGGCGTTCTTTTTAAAATTCGGCATCCTTCACTCCTTCCTTCTCCCCTTCCCTTTTAGGGAAGGGGCCGGGCGAAGTCCCGTCGTTCTTGGACGGGAGGGTTAGGTTGAAAATCAGCCCTTCCGCCGTCCCTGGCTCGCCGTTGTACCAGTACCATTCCACGATCCCGTACCCGTGTCGCTCTACCAGCACTTTCAGCGTGTGCCAGCTGTAATACGCCACGTGCTCTGGGTTGACCATCTCGACCCCCCCTTGAATATACTGGTACCCGCTCTTATTCATGGCGTTGGGCGTGGTCAATATCAGCGGACATTTATACCCATGCAGTAGGTCCAGGAAGTGCCCTGCGTTGCTCAGGTGCTCGATCACCTCGCCTGCGATCACCACCTCCACCCCGGGGATCCCCGGCAGCTCCTGCGCCGTGTCCAGGTCGATGCACCATTCCGCATTAGCCCGGTTGATGCTGTGGTACTCGCCCGCTATTTGCCGGATCGCCTCGCTCATCGGCCCGCTCGCCCCAACATCCAGCACTACCTTGCCCTTGGCCTGTCCCAGCAAGTATTGCTCCCGGCTGATCGATTCAGCCATCGGCACCCGGTGCTCCATCTTCGCCAGGTATTCCGCCCTGGTATCTAGTAGATCATAAATATCGTTCATAGATCGCTATGCTTTCCTTCACCGTGTCCGCTACGTTGTGGTGATCGATCGCCCATTGCCGGTAGTTCACCTGCCCGTAGTTCTCCCAGCACTTGATGATCGTCGCCGCTATGCTCTCCGGCTGCAGCTCGCACGTCCACGGGTAACCGTCCTCCCGGTATCCCGGCCCGATGAACGCCTTGCCCGCTCCAAAGGCTTCGATACCCCTGGCATACAGCGGGTAGAGACCGCTCACTACCATATCCACCCGGTTGTAGAGCGTGTTCACGTCCTGCACCGGTCCCTGCAAGGACCGCACGAACGTCCACCACTTGTTGTTCTGTACCAGCGCCGAGAAAGTGTCCTTCATGCGCTTATCTGTCAGGTTATACAAATGGAGCCTGGCGTTCGGATACCTCTTCCACACCTCCTGCATCGCCACGCACAGGTACAGCGGGTTGCGCTGCCCCCGCCAGTTCTCCACATACAGCACCGCCGGCTCGCCCGATAGCCGCTCGGTCACGCCCTCCAGCGGGGAGTACACGTCCAGGTCGATGCCCTTGCGCACGTAGTAGGTGCGCTTGATGCTGTTCCACACGATCAGCTCATCTTTCCTCATAGCAATGAACGCATCCATCACCGGCGCCAGGTCCACGATCGCCTTCATGCTCACTCCGTTCCCCACGCTGGATAATGGCTCGCCGTGCATCCACATGAACTTCGGGTTCCCGTTGTGGTACTGCGTGATCGGCATCTGGCTGTGCACCAGCTCCACGTCCGGCTCGCGCATCACACCGTAGATCGCCCCTTCCGCCTGTGGCTCGCGCAGGCATACGCCGTGCCCTTGCTTCTCCTCGTAGTTCGCCAGCTCTAAGGTCGTCCGGAAGAGCCCGCTATTTTCCTTCTTGACATAGTGCATCAGGTTCAAGGTAGATTAACCCTCCGTGAAATGCCTGCATGCACGCCCAGCGGGCGCGCGTCGGTGTTCTTCGTCGTCCGTCCTCCCCCTGCCCCATAAGTCGCATAAACCGATACGAAGAAAAATATTGAGAAATCGTTGATGGTCGTTGGGACAGTCGGGTATGTGGACGCTGTCTCGCCATATCCATAATCCCCCGCGTTATCAACGTAAATTAATCCGGTGCCTCCCAGGCTTTCACACACCACACCGAGATAATAGAAACTCGATGCTGTTACTGATGGTGGCGTTGCAAATGTTAGATCATACCAACCTACAGTAGAGACTAAAGTTGCTCCCGTTTCACCATTGGTTAATTTTGTCAAACTGTTATTGTGAATGCCACCCTTGAAATTCTTGTTTGCTGATGTCGCCTCGACGTAGGCCGTCAGCTTCGATACGGTCCCGGAGCCCGTTGGCGTGCCGCCGCCGGTGATATAGATATTTTCGACGTTTGCCCCAAATGCCCCGGCTGTCTCATACCCGAACGTCGGATCGATGACGATCGGATAGGCCGCCGCGTCCAGCCAGGCCCCGTCCACGCTCAGCGTCAGCGTGTTGGCAAGCGGGTCGATGTCGATGTCCGCCCAAATCCAGTTGCCCAGGCTATCTGTTACTTTGGGCCGGAAAATGTGGAATGCCTTGCCTGTGCGGTAATTCTTTTCTCCAAGGCGATAATCCCGCTTGCTTTCGTGGTATACGGCGTAGGAGTTGACCGCGTTCTCCGGCTGGATCCATCCCCGGTCCAGCAGCTCCTGCGGCAGCGCTGGCTGCTTGATGAATTTCAGCCCCTTATGCGTGATCGCCACCGTGATCGAGTCGACCGGTGGCCGGCTGGGGATCAGGATCTCGAACTCGAAACCGCCCTCGCCCGACGCCTCCGGATGGTCGTAGAAGATCGCCCGGTAGCCGTTCTTTTGCCAGGTGATCGTCTCCACGCCCTCGTAGCTGACCTGCTCCGCCTGGTTGCCGGGGATATTGAGCGCCAGCGCAAAGTTAACTTCATCGTCCCATTTCTTTATTTTGAAATGGGGTCTGAAATTATTGCGGTCGGTGATATCCCCCACCTCGATCTCCAGCCGTTCTTCGACGTTCGCCCGCTGCACCTTCACCAGGGTGTTGTTGGCAATCGTGTACTTGGCCGTGATGGCGCCCGGCGGGTTATTGGGCAGCTTAGCCATTCTTCTCACCTGGCACATGACACTTGGCACGTGACACTATACCTGCTCCCTGCACATCAATACCACTTCCCTCTTCCTCATTTCCACGTGCTGCACCGCCTGGATGTCGTAGACGTGCGTCCCGTCGTCATCCGTAAAGCTCGCCCGCATCTGCGGCAGGACCCCGCTCACATACCGCATGCGGATCTTCGTCGTGATCTCCGCTCCCTCCTGGCGCCCCTCCAGGTACTCCCTGCCCACCATCGGCGCCACCTCCGCCCATACCGTCGTCACCGTCGTCCACGTGATCACCTCCCCCCCGTAGGTATCCCTCGTTACGCTTTTCTCCGCAATCGTCACCCTGTTCCTCAATCGTCCCGCTTCCATAAATAGCCCTCAGCTTTCGGCTATCAGCTTTCAGCTCTTGCTGACCGCTGACTGCTGACCGCTCAAAATCGTTTTACTTTCATTCGCAGATCATTGCACAGCATCCCCGCCGCCATCGGCAGCCTCTGGATATTCACCCCCCGCTCCACGATCACCTCCTCCCGGTGCTCGTAGTAATGCCCGATCAGCAACAGCATCGCCTGGCGCGCCCGGTAGTCCACGTTCGCCCCCGCATCCCCGAACCCGCACACGAAGCGCATGCGCACCCCATTCGCCTCGATCAGCTGCCCGCTCGGGGGGGAAGCCGTGGATTGCAGCACGATCCAGCCCGGCACGCTGTACGCGTCCACGCTGTAATTGGCGCTGCTCCACACCGCCTCACTCGCCCCCTCAAGCGTGTAATTGATGCTCGTCACGCTCTGTAAGGGCGGGTACGGCACCTCGATCGGGCTGTCCGGCCAGCCATCCAGGAACCAGTCCCAGGTCTGCGTGATCAGCTTGTGCAGGCTCAGCGTCTCCACCTCCAGCCTGGCTGTCTTTATAATGATATTGATCAGATCATCCTCGCTGCTGCCATCTACCCGCAAGTGCAGCTTCGCCTCCGTCAGGCTGATTGGTTCTACGCTCGGTCCCGTTATCAATCTAAGCCCCATAATTCCGCTCCTAATCCCTAATTCCTAACTCACCCGCTCCCTCTTACTGACCGCCCGCTCCTTCGCCCTCACCACCCTCACCTCCACCCCCCCTTCCCGCTCCGGGAAGGGGGTTGGGGGGTTAGGTCCTTCCATCTCCCTCGCCTTCCCCGCCTGGACCATCATCGCTCCCAGCGCCTCATCCACGAACACCTCCTCGCCCGCAAACCACACCGACCCTTCCACCACGCAATTCTCTAGAATAATGACCCTCATGTTCTTCACTCCAATCTGTTCTTCTCTGTGTTCTCCGTGCATTGCCCCGGTTCCTGCACGGGGACTCTGTGGTTAAACTAATTCCTTCTCCGGCCTGCCCAGCCCCGGCTCCCTCACCTGCGCCCGGGCAAACAGGCGATCGAACCACGCAAAAGAATACCCGCCTTCCCACAGCGCATCTATGAAATCGAAATCGCCCGCATACCGCTTCCCAAAGCGGGTCACATTTTCCGTGAACACCCCCCGGCGCGTCACGTAAGAGCCCAAGTCCACATAGCCCTCGCGCGGCTTCTCCTGCCAGATCAACGGCAGGTTTAGCCCGCGCTTGATATTCCTCACCATCACCACGTCCGGCCCCCTGTCCACGTCATTGCGAGGAGCGCCCTTAGCGACGAAACAATCTTCTCCCGCCCATATAAACCTCGCCAGGTCCGCCACCACCCGCTCGTCCGCCAGCTCGTCATCGTCCTGTAGCACGTACACGTACTCGCCCATCATCTCGTCCACGTGCCTGCCGATCTCCGCGAACATCCCCGCAATCCCCACCCCCACCTCGTCCACCACCACCAGGTGCTGTATCAATTCCCCTACCCCCTCTCCCGCTGGGAGAGGGCTGGGGTGAGGGCTCCGAAGGAGTGTTTGCGCGCAAACACTCTCCTTACACCGCTCCAGCATCCCCGGCCTCTTGTAGGTCGGCGTGTAAATGGTTAGAAAAAGCATACGCCGATACCTTTTTCTGCCTGATTGGAAAAGCTGGTGAGCTCCATCGTCTTTGATCTATCCTTGAGGGTTGCCCACAGGCGATACACCTCGATCGATGGATCGCTTGGATGATATAAGATGTCATGCAAAGCCACGACCCCGCCCTCCGCCGCCATCGAGGAATAATCCTCGAAATCCTGAACCACTCCCTTGTAACTGTGGTCGCCGTCGATGAAGATAAGATCGAATGGTCCTCTTTTGCTTGCCCACCGTCGGCTGGCTGGATCATGGCTATCTTTCGATAAGAGCTGGAACGTCACACCCAATGATTCTGCCCAATGCTGCCATTTCTTGGGGTGAGCTGTCTTGCTAATTCCCCATGCCGCTCCGGGGAGATCGATAGCGCACACGAATCCGCCCGGTCCAATTAACTTCATCCACTGGTAGAGCGTGCCGCCCTCGAATGCGCCAATCTCAAGCACACGCCAGATATTTCGTTCCTGGAGCAGCGATAGCAGCCCTTGGAACTCACCGGCGTATTGGTTAGGCTGAACGGGCGCCTTAGGATCGTAGAACATCAAAGCCTCGGCCATAATACCTCACCGTTGGTATTCTTATGCCCGCACACCACCCGCATCTCCGCCGCCTGCCGGAAGCCCGCTCTCAGAACGTCCGTGCTGAAATAAGTATCGCAATGCGCGCTGTTGCGCTCATCTATTCTCAGCTCGAGCCTTTCTAGCACCCGCCTGCGGATCAGCGTGCACCCAAACCCCGCCCCCGAGCACGGGTACACTCCCAATTTCACCGCCCGCTTTAGCAGGTGCGGGTGGATGCTCAGGCTCTCCCCGATGTTCCTGGGCGTCCCTGGGTACAGCTCGAAGATATTGATCACATCGCTCGCTCTGAAGCGGTACACCCCGTAAATCACATCCGCCGGAACTGCCGCCAGCCTGGTCAGCGCATCCCTGGGCGGGATCATATCGCTCTCCACGATCAGCATCGCATCGTACCGGCCCTGCAGGAATGTCTCCCGTCCCCGCTTGTACTGGTGCAGATGGTTCAGGATCCCCGCCTTTCTTGCGTCTCCACTCCGGGCTAAGTCCCCAATGATCTCTTGGGGATTATCCCGTTGGAACACCCACGTAATCGCTCCATCCCACTCCAAAGCCAATACAGCCTCCACCGTCTCCGGTTCCAACCGGTACACCGGCGTGAACACCATAATGTCCTTGATCTCCCCCTTCCCTTTTAGGGAAGGGGGCTGGGGGGTTAGGTTAGGATAACGGTCATCCATCCTATCCTCGTAATCCTCCTCGTTCACCCTCTCCACCAGCTCCTGCCTCTCCAACTGGATCACGGTGGGCCGGTCCAGCTCCATCACCTCGCCGGCCCACCTCACACTCCCTTCCACCACCGTATTTTCCAAGACCCTGATCTTCACTGATCTTTCATCACTTCTCAGTTTTTCTCAGTGTCTCAGTGGTTCAACGTTTTTACGCGCTCGGATGCACGCCGTACCCGATCGCCTCCGCCTGCAGCACCGCATAGTCGATGGCGAAGTAGTAGTTCAGGATCACTTCGCCGTAGCTGGAGCGGGTGTACGGATCGCGCAGCATCGTCATCGCCGGATCTTCGCGCACGCCCACGAAGTTCCAGTTGCCAAAGTACACGCTCTTCGTGCTGGCTGCCGTCGCTCCGGACTTGCCCGAATATTTCACCGGGAAGCCCAGCAAGGTCGGTCCGCCTTCATTGCCCATCTGGTTATTGGCGTAGCGCCGGGTATTGGCATCGTCCAGCAGCACGATCTCGCCGTGCACGCTGCGCCGCATCACCCACGCTACCGATCCGGTGTCGTCCAGGTAGGGATCCAGCCCCTCGTAGAAAGAGATCGCCTCCAGCTCGTCCACCGCGATCACGGTCGCGCTGGCGAAGCTCTTGAACGACGTACCGTTGGCTGCTACTTCGGTCAGCAGCAGGCTGTTGCGTGTCTTCGCCAGGCCGCGCCCCACGAAGTCGTTCAGGAACTCCATCAGCCGCGAGTCCTCATCCCGCAGTAGCTGGTAGGTCAGGTCGACTTTCTTGGTGTACATCACCAGCGTCATGGTCTTCTGTGACAGCGCCGGGGCGTCGCGGTCGAAGCCCACCGATTCTGCCGTGGATACGAACTCGCCGTCGTCTTCATCGTCCACCGGCACGTTCACCGATGTCCCTTGCCCGGGGATGTTGCGCACGCCCAGCTTGACAGTCAGGTCGCCCTCGTCGCGCTTGGCGATGATCCCCTGGTAGTGCCCGGTCGGGACGGCGTACCCGCCGTCTGCCGCCGTGGTGATGTTCATGGTCGTGTCGTTGCTGGCGCGCTGCTCGCCGGGAAATCCCCCGAACTGCAGCCCGCCGTGATCGCCGGTGCGGATGTAGTGGCACCACGCTCGCTCTTCCGTGTCGCCCAATCCGATCCGGTTGTGCCCCGGCGCCTTGCGGTTGCCGATCACATCCTGGATGTTGCCCACCACCTCGCCGAACTTCTCCAGGCGCTCCGCCCGCTTCTCCATCCCGTCCGCCTGGGCCAGATTGTCGTCGTACTCCACCTGCTCTTCCGGTGTGAAATCGCGGTCTTCCTCTTCGCTCTTTTCCACCAGCGCATTGGCCTTTTTCAACAGCTCAGCCCGCTGAGCTCGTAATTCTCTCGCCTTCATCTCTCATTCTCCTGATCAGTGCCTCAGCACTTTTCATCTTTTCAGTGATTCAATCTCAATGTGCCTCTTCCGATTCTTCGCCCGCACGCGCCTCTGCGCCCGCGCCTCAGCCGCCGCGATCTGGATCGCCTGATCCGCGTCTCCGTTGAGACTCCCGCCTGCAGCAAGGTTGGACAATACCGACCTCACACCCACTGAGGTCTGAGGGTACGCCGGAAAGCTCACCGGCGATACATCATAAAGTTGCTTGCACGCTCCTCTCTTCAAGGTGCGCACCATATTCCCTTCCTCGTTCTCTTTCCATTCGTCCCAGCCTTGCTTCACACTGAACGCAAAGCTCATCTGGTCCACGTCCCCGCGCCGGATGCTCGTTACCGCATCCCTGCCCGTCTGTGTGTCGGGTGGATCGATCTCCACGCCCAGCCCCGCTTCCTGGTCGTTCAGCTTCAGTGTCCCGTTCTTGGTCCGCCCGATGACCAGGTCCGTGTTATGGTTCCACAGCGCCCGTACATCGTTCCTCAGCACGCCCTCGAAAAACCCGGGGTCGATCACTTCGATGAAGCTTCCAAACCAGCCATCGATCTCTGTCGGCTGGTTGTACACCGCCGCAATCCCTTCAATCCTCGGCTCCGTACCCGCCTCCGAAACCCTCACCTCGATCATCTGATAATTCCTTACCTCACGCTCGCCATTCTCCACCATTCCTTCCTCCTCACGCCCTTTATTCAGGTGCGCTTCCAGATGCCGCCTCACGCCCGCCTTATCCTCTTCCGGGATGGACGAATTGCTCAGCCTGGCCAGCGCATTCCTGACCCCGTTCAGCACTGCCGGCCCGCCCTGGGTCCGGTGGTGCGGGAATTTATACGTCTGTTTAGCGTCCACATCTCCGCCCGCCTCCCGCCAGGCGTGGCAGTACCACAGCGTCGCTTCCTCGTTCGGCATCGCCGCCACCGCCCCCGGCCCATCCCACTCCCCCTCCGTCACATCCGTGTTATGCACACCCTTCGCTGGCATCTCTTCTTCTCCTTCCTTCTCCCCCTTCCCGTGTCGGGAAGGGGGCTGGGCCGTACTTAGCCCCGACTGTACTTGAGGGGGGGTTAGGTCTACCCTGCCACCACCATACAATCGCATCCGCCGTGATACGGCGCATGCCCCAAATCCGTCGAGCTCCGCAGCGGCTCTTCCGTCCCATCCACCGTCAGCTCGCCGCCCGCCTTGATGAAAAATTCATTGATTCCAATCACAACCCCGTCCAGCGCATCACAATACGGGCAATTCTCTCCGAAGGCCACCGACCGTAAAAACTGCACCCCCAGCGCCCCATACACCATCTTCGCCATCGCGTTGTTGAAGCGCACGCTCTCCTCATCCGCAATTACCGCCGCCCGGGTGTCCGGCCAGGTATCCAGCTCCTCGTTCAGCGCCTCCTCGGCGTCCGCCTCGTCCAGCAGCGCCCGGCTGTATGCTGCCTGGATCCTGTCCTTGCTGATCCCCACATGCCTGGCGGAGTACCCGCCCACGTACGATTCTGTGAACCTTTCCACAGACTCTTCAGGAGTCTCCCCCCCCACCTCCTTCGCCGCCTGCTCCGCCACTTGTTGCCCGTAAGTCCTGCCCACCGGCAGCACCTGCTGCTTCACATAATCCGCATGCTCCTCGTAATAGCTGTCCATCCACAGCCGCAGCCCTGCCCAATCCAACCCCTTGTTCCCCTTCGGCGTCCCCGCTCGCTTCACCGCGTTCTTCACATCCTTCACTTCCCGCCGCAGCACCCTCCCCGCCGTCTCCTGGTACAACCCCCTGAACGTCCCCATCAGCCTGTGCCTGCTCCTCGCCGCTTCCTTCCCCCTCTTCTCTTTCCCCTCTCCCAAAGATGGGAGAGGGGCCAGGGGTGAGGGCGAATTTCTCTGCGCGCTCCCCTCTCCCTGTGGGGGAGGGGCCGGGCTGTCCTTAGCCCCGACTGTACTTGAGGGGGGTGAGGTTCCCTCCTCCGTCATATTCAGCGGCACCAGCGGCGCCTCCAGCCCATCGATCGGGTTCAGATTTTCCTTCTCACGCGCATCCGCCCGCGTAAACCACCCGCTCTGGATCCCGCTCTGGTACGCCTGGTACCTGCTCAGCGTCGATCCCCGCAGCAACCCGTCTACCAAAAATTCAGAATAATAGCGCTTCCGCTCGCTTTCCACCATCAGGTTCTGCCGGATGCTCTGCTCCCATCTGGTCAGCCACGGCACCATCGTATATTGCACGAACTCGATCCCCAGCTCCTCGATATTGCTGAACGTCGCCCGCTCCAGGTCGCCGATCATGTGCGGAGGCACGCGGTAAATCCTGGCGATCTCCCCCACCTGGAACTTGCGCGTCTCCAGGAACTGCGCATCGTCGTTCGGCATCCCGATCTCGTGCCACTTCAATCCCTCCTCCAGGATCGCCACCTTCTGAGCGTTATCCAGCCCCATGTGCATCTCGTTCCAGCTCGCCCGCAAATTCTTACCCGCCTCCGGTCCTAATTTCCCGGGATGCTCCAGCACCCCGCCCGGCCTGGCCCCGTTCCCGAAGAACTTACCCCCGAATTTCTCCAGTCCCAGCGTCAACCCGATCGCATTTCGCATCAATTCCACCGGCGAATAGCCCCACATCCCATCCCCAAACGCCTTCAAATGCCAGATCCGCTCCCCGTTGATCCAGATCTGCTGGCTGCTGGGCAGCTGGTACTGGTACATCTTGACCCCGTTCTCGATCTTGATATCCAGCATGCGGTCCGGTCGCAGCGGGAATATCGATGTGATTCTCCCACCCCGGTCGTAATCGAGCTGGCTATAGGCGTTACCCCACAGCGCCAGGTGTCCCTGCAGTGTCTCCCGCATCTCGAAAGAAGTCATCCACTCGTTCGGCGCATCGTGCAGGATCGGGTACAGGTAAAAGTTCACCGCCCGCTCGCGACTCTTCCCCTTGCGCTCGTAGGTGATCAGCGGCAGGCTGGCCAGCGTCTCCGCCAGCACCCGCACGCATGCGAACACCGCCGAGCTGGTCAGCGCTGATTCCGGCGTCACGCTCACCCCCGCCGCGCTGTTCCCGCCCCCCAGCACCACCGCCATCATCTGGTCTATGAACCCCCCCCTCTGCTCCCCTTCCCGTGTCGGGAAGGGGTCGGGGGTTAGGTTTCTTCCCAATATCTGCCCTAAAATACTCATTTGCGCCTCGCCTCACCCACCACAGCCAGGACCACCAGCAGCCCCCCGCACACTGTCAACGCCGCCGCCGGCGACCACATCCACAGCCCGATTCCCATCATAACCAGCCCAACCAGGCTGATCACATCATTCCAGCCCACGGAATTAACCAGCCTATTCATTTTCACCGTAAATCGTTTGTACCAATGCTTCTATGGTTGGCAGAAAAGCCCCCTCCTCAACTTCTTCCCAATCCGGATGCTCGAATACTGCCCCATAAGCATTCCTTTGAGAATCATAAAAACCACGCACGAACTTAGTCCCTTCCGGGATACCCTGTAAGCATTTTATGGTATGGGCTGGCATGCTGTTGCCTTCTATGATCCAATCCATGATAATTTCAGGACTAAAATAAACTAGCTTTCGTTTCGCTTTCATAACGTAATAATCCCTCTCTCCGCATACACGCTCTGGCTCCCCTCGTAGAACCTGCCCCTCGCCATCGCATCCACCCACGCCGCCGTCAGGTCGATCCGCTTCGTCCTATCCACAGATCGCCCCTTATGTTCCTTCACGAACTTGATATACCCCTGCCCGTTCTTCGCAATACTCGTGTTCCCAAAGCACCACCTCGCCACCGGGTTCGCCTCGTGCGTCATCCTCCCCCGCAGCAGGTGCTCCGTCGGCACACTCGGCAAATCCCCTCCCTCTTCCCCCCCCTCTCCTTCTAGGAGAGGGGCCGGGGGTGAGGTAGGTTCCTCCCCCCCCGCCTGCCCCTTCAACAAAATCTCCACCTGGTTCATCGGATCCGTCAGGCTGGCGAACGTCTGCGGCACATCCACCGCCGTAATCCCTTCCTTCTCCAGCCGCTGGATCAGCATGGCACTCATCGCCCGGTCGCACGGCAGCTCGATCACCCTGTGGAACTTCGCCAGCTCCAGCACCGTCTGCTCGATCACCGTGTAATCGATCACGTTCCCTTCCGTCAGCGTCAAATACCCCTGCTTGGCCCACACGTCATACGGGATCTTGTCGCCCTTCACCCGCTCCTCCAGCCCCTCGCTCGGCAGCCAGCAATGCCAGAACACCCGCCAATCCTTCTGATCTCCTTGAGGAGGGAATAAGACCGCCAGCGCCGTTAGATCTGTAGTGGAGGATAAATCGAGGCCCAGGTAGCAGTCTTTCCCGAGCTGATCCGCCCGCGTCCAGTCCCCCACCGTCCGGTCGAACAATTCGAGGGGCTGCCACGTGGTTAGTTTGGTCGTCAGCCACTGGTTGAGCCGTAGCCAGCGGAAGAGTCGCTCGTCCTCCGGTTTTAGTTTGGCCTTAGTCGCCGATTCCCTCACCGCCTCGATCGTGATCGTCTCGCCCAGGCTCGGGTTCGCCTCGTACCAGTGCTGCTCGTTGTAGATATCGTCTCCCTGATAACCGTAGATCACCGGGTACCACGTCGGGTCCTGTATCTCCCCCGCCAGGATCATCCTCGCATACTCATGCTGCTCCCATCCGATGCTCACCCGGTCCGGATCGTCCCCCGCCGTCGTGATCACCCACCAGATCGGCTGTTGGCGAGCATCGCCCGCCCCGAACGTCATCACATCCCACAGCCCCCGGTTCGGCTGCGCATGCAGCTCATCGAAGATACACGCGCTCACGTTCAGCCCATGCTTCGTATACGCCTCAGCGCTCAGCACCTGGTAGAACGATCCCGTCACCCGGTCCGTAATCCTCTTCTTCGAAGGCGTCAGCTTCGCCCGCTTCCTCAACGCCGGCGCCTGGTCGATCATATCCACCGCCACATCGAACACCAGGCTGGCCTGCGATCGGTCTGCAGCGCACCCGTACACCTCACCGTTGCGCTCGCCGTCCGCAAAGGTATGCAAAATGCCGGCGCCGGCAGCCAGCTCAGTCTTCCCCTGCTTCTTAGGCAGCTCGATATACACGAACTTATACTGTCGCAGGCCGCGCTCAGTGACCGTCCCATACACATCGCTGACGATCTGCAGCTCCCACGGCAGCAAGATGAACGGCTGCCCGTAGAACTTGCCCTTCGTATGCCGCAGGCTCTCGAATATCTTGACCGCCCGCCGTGCCCGTCGCTCATCGAACATTTCCGTTCACAAACTCCTCAACCTCATCCAGCAGCGTCTCGAACTCATCCACTTGCTTCTCCGCTGTCTTCTTCGCCAGCCTCGCCCGTCCCGTCGGCGATATCCCCAGCTTCTCACTGTAAGACAGCGCCAGCCTGCTCCACGCCTGCTTCTGCTCAACCCGGGTTTCCTTCGAGTAAGCCACCACAGCATCGGCATACATCGCCAGCAGGTCCGCATCCACATTGTCCAGCAGCTTCAACCCCTTCATCCGGCGCTTCGTATAATCGAAAACCTTCCTGGCATCCGCCTCCAGCCACTTCGGCGCATGTAATGAAACACGTGTCGCCCTCTGAAGTCCCCCCTCGGCACTCTCACGAGCACCACGCTCCGCTTTGGTCAAATGTTTGCGCATATTTGGCAGGTTTTTGGGTGGCGTTGGCATTGTATTGACACCTTCCTCCCCCCTCACGATCGGGGAGAAAGATTCGCGTGGACCA